GTTCAGGCATATATGAACACGATATTAATAATAGTGGTAATAATATATATAATAGTTTCATTTTAATTCTCCTTATATTTTCTGTGTAAGTATACTCTTAGATGAGTTGACTTGTCAATAGGCTGACCATGAGGATGTTCTCTCCAATCTTCTCCGTCTTTTAGGTGCTGACCTCTAACTACCATATGATATCCCTTGCGATTTACATATTGCCGCATCTGTTTTATCAAGGCATTGCCCTCATCATCATTGGGTATTTCTGCAAAACAATACTTGTGTCCTACAGTTTTATCACCATACATAGCATCAATATATCTATCATTCAACCTTTTGTTTTCATCCTTGAGTTGTTGATGTTTGTCACCTAGTAAATTAAAGTTATTTCTCCATTCTACCATTGAGTTTTCAGCACCCTCTTTCATACTCTTGTATCTTTCAACCTCAGACTTCAACCTAGATACTTCTTCCTCTAATTTAAAAACCATTTTAGAGTTTGCGTTTTTCTCTAACTGTTCAACCTTATTAAATACCATCTCATAGATATCTCTACTAACATACCCATCAGTTAAATCTCTAATCTTATTTTTATAAGACCTCACTAGATGTATAAAGTCTAACTCTTCTAAGGGTCTAGTAACTCCGTGTATGGTACAGTTAAACTCATCATACATATCTTTGGGTAGCTTTTTAGTTTCTAACTCTTCATCAGCTATAAGTTTACCCTCAGTTATCTCTAGTATCTTAATGATATCTTTAATCTTCATGTATGCCCTCCTTCATCTCTGCTAATACTTGGTCTTCATCCCTATCTCTTGGATAGAGTCCATTAATTTTATCTAGTATAGTTTCTAACTCTACTATCTCATTGTGGGTTACTCTATCAGAATGTTCTAACTGATAAAGCCTTTCTCTAATTAAATCATTGACAACTTCACACTCGTCATATGATAGAACATTTTTATATCCATACTTATCATCATAATAAATCATCTTGATAACCTTTCAAATACATCCCAAGTTTCATAGCGTACTCTATCACCATCCCATAATGGTCCAGCCAAGCCATCAAATATTGGTTGCTCTTGTAACTCTTGTCTATGCCAAGTGTTACGATTAAAACCTTTGTGTTCATACCCATTGCACTTACAATAGTCTATTAAACTTTCTTGACTATCAAAAGTTCTTGAGCCATTTAGTGTGTAGATAATATCATATACCATTTAGTCACCTCTTTTAAATTTATTTCTGTTATAACTACCTTTACCCTTTTTAGGTTTAAAAGTCAAGACACTTTTTTTTAAATTTATTAGTGCCTTGACTATGGGGTTAATCCTACTAGGATATTTGGTGCGTGATGTACTCTTTACCATCTCTTGCCACTATCCTATAAACATTTTTAAATGGGTTGCCATAGTAACAAACTCTATACCCATAATTAACCTCAGTAAAATTACCTTTCTTACTAGGCTTTACTGAGTAACCTCGCCAACCTTTTGAAGTGGTGTTTGTCCTATCAATTGTTGGCTTTACACCTCGTTCCTCATAATCCTGGATTACCCTCCAAGCACTATACTTGTCATTAGACATAGACATCTTATTTATTAATTGCTCTAACATATTTAACCTCCGTATTACTATGTTAAAAAAGAGCTAGGTAAGTTCATAACTTCATTGTTAGACACTTTTCGTCAATGGTAATAACGATAAAAAACCCATTGCTTATTGTTACACCTAGCTAGTCTTTTGAAAATAGTGAGACATTATCTCTTCAACGTCATCTACTATCTCCAAAAAATCGTCCTCAGTTTCTTCCAATCTATCCCCATACTCATTATGAGTTCTCCTATTAGGATATAGTTTACTTTCTATGTGACACGCTAAGTCACAATATAAACTCACCCATTGGGGTGATGAGATTGGTGTCTTCCCATTAGGAATAAACCTTACTGTCGTTAACTTTTTCATACTACCTCCATACAGTTTTATTTACAAGGCTTAACACCTCATTAAAATCATCACTCATAAAACCCCAATCAAATCCACCATTGCCTTTATCTTTAGCGTGTATAACTAAAAATCTAGGCATAGTATCATCTTCCCTAAGTCTTATATCTTGATGCTCTATAAAAACTACATACCCATTCAATTCAAAACTAGGGCATACATCATTCTTTTCAGATGTATCCATTGCCCTAAATGGTATTTTATGTACTATATCATTATAGTAATCACTACTAAAATACTTCATATAACCCCCTATATACTACTCTTCATATATTTTACCATTATTTTCTGGAAAAGAATAAAACATCTCCATCTTTATCTTTTCCATTAACTCTACCATTAATAGCTTATTAGATTTACCATCTTGCCTTTTATAACTATTCATCAGAGTACCACCTAAAATATCATACATATTTTTAAGCTGATAATAACTTAAATTTTTAAGTTTTCTATTTACCTCATTGCTCATATAACCCCCTTAAATATTATGTATTCTCTTCCAAGCCACCCAAGTAATAGCTTGTAACTCATACGCTTTGATGCCTAGCTTTTTACTAGCCCTCTTGTACGCTTTTTGGATATCTATATATTCCAATTTTCTAATATTGGTATTGGGTGTAGTCAGCCCTTGCCTATCATTATAATAGATATTCCTTGCGTGTCCATCTATTGTAATCTCAGATTCGTCACCCATAATATTTTTGTAGAATGATACAATCTTTTTACCATTCAATATAGTCACCACCTCTTCATACGTTGGCATCTCTTCCAATATATACCAAGCCTTCTTCTTCATTGTATGATAGGTGCTAACCTTAACGCTATCCATATCATTACCTTTTATAAAAGCATTGCATAAATCATAAGCGTTTATGGTATTGCGTTCCCATTTATTGTTAGGGGATAGTGATGCCACTACTCCAACAACAATATGCAATGGTAGTTCCAACTTAGATGCCACCCCCTTACAATCGGCAAGAGCTTTGTGATACCAAGTCATTCCGTGCTTTACCTCATTAGGCTTTGCTAGTCTATAAATAGCAATAATATTCTTAGTAGTAATTGCCATAAAATGTACCTCCTATACTATGTACAATATTAATACCACACCCCATTATAAAATGTCAATTAATATTCTTGTTTTTCTTCTACATCATCAGAATTTAATATAGTTATATAGCGTGGTGTTACTGTATTACCATCCCACGCTATACCTTCTCCACCTTTGTGAATCACTTCTCCCATATCAGTTTGGTAAAAGTTATTTTCAATATCCATTGTATAGTGAATTTGTTTACCTTCTAAGTTATGCCAATTAATACCATATACCCACCCCTCATCTTCACGATTTTTGAGTACATATATTTTTTTAGTCCTATGATTACCTACTACTACTTTATAGCGTGGATTCCCATTAATTGAATTAGTACATCTTTTTACTTGATGTACCCACCCACAAAAGATTTCATTGTTAGTTATATATTCCATACATTACCCCCTAAATCCTGGACGTGGCATTAATATTATACATAGCGTTTTTACAAGGGGGATTTGTAAGTGTCACTCCAATTCTTGGCATACTCCACCCCCTTGTCGGCTATCTTTCTTCCATATGACAGACATTCCTTTCCTACCTTCCTATCCCTAGACAAGGCGTTACTGTCATATAGGTATCCAATTGCTCACTCACGATTTTATTAATTCACAATCTCACACTGCACCCCCTCAGAGAATAGAGTTCCCCCTACCGTAGATGTACCTAGTCTACTACAAGCGTACTTATTTTGTTGGCAAAACAGAGCCTTTTAATTATAGGGTATAAGTAAAACCCTATTTAAACTGTATCGAATCCCCCATTTTTTGTCAATACTTTTTTTAACCGATTTTAGAAAGTCTATAAATCTATTATAAGTTATCTAAAATCTAAAATAATAAACTTGCTTTCACTCACTTAATAAAAAGTTTTTTGTTATGCTTTTTATTATTTTATTTTCAGTATCAATTAAAATTCAAGTAATCGATATCTCTATTATGCTCACACTTTAAAAACATTGTAAACACTTTTTTTAAATTATTTTATAAGTTATTGTTTTTATTATATTCTTTTTTATAAATTGATTATATATTTTGAAATAATAGGTGGTGACCACTTTAAATTTTATACACCTACTTTCTATTTTTTGGGGGTTATCTATTTTTAAAACTCTATAAAACAATTAATAAACTACAATTGATACTATAACTCTTGAATAAATAGATAATTAACTAATAAAAACAATTACTTAGAATATAAATAATATTAGTTAAGCTATAAAATAATATTTTTTTAACTAAATCTTGTTAATAATTAACTAAAACTAGTTAAAAACAAGGGGTAGGGCAACAGCCACGGGGGGTGGCAGCGTATACGTATACACAGAAATACACAGATTGGGAAAATAAAGTGTTAACCACATATACAAGTGACACTACATATAGTAGGAGTAAAATTATTTTTACATAGGGGGGTTGACAAAAGATATAAAATCGGTTATAATATACTTATAACTAGTACATTAGATGTTATACATAAAAATAAAAAAGAAATAAGACGTTGAACATTAGATGTTACATTTAATATAGATAACTAATAAGTGAGATAATAATATGTGGATTCCTGTAATAACAATCTTGTGGGCATTAGGTGATAATGCTACGTGGGTAAATTTTCCTATGGTTAATTTTCCATTTACATCCCAAGATAATTGTTACGAGTATGTGGCTCGTGTAAGAACAAGTATTATGCAAGACCCTCAGTATATGAATGGATACAGTACTTGTATTTATATTGCTGAACAGTCTGGTGAAAATACGTAATGAAAAAGATTTTTCTTGACAATGGCAAAAAATTCTGTAAAACTATACACAGATGATGTATTAACTGCATTTTATAATGCTATTAAAAACAATACCCTAGATAAATTACATATACCACACAGTGATGTGTTCTATGTTAGGAAAGCAGTAGAAGCACATTATGGCAGAAAGTTTACTTTAAAAGAAGTAGAAGATGCTATGAAAGCTGAAGGTTGGAAAGATAATTAAATGACTATTGACTATCGTGGAATAAAGTTTTCTGGATACAATAAACCTAAACCTTCCAATCGTGAGGGTAAAAAATATATGGTACTTGCAAAGAGTGGAGACAAAGTAAAGTTAATACACTTTGGAGCTACTGGCTATGGTCACAACTATAGTGATGCTGCACGTAAATCATTTCGTGCTAGGCATAACTGTGATACAGCATCTGATAAATTAACTGCACGTTATTGGTCTTGTAAATTTTTATGGGCTGGTAAAGGTGGTAGTAAAAAATCTAGTCCAAAAAGTAGGAAAGGTAAATACTCATGAATGAGCCAAAAGTTAAAAAACTTAAACCAGTAAATAAAATGCAAAACCCTGGGCTATCACAACTACCAACTAATGTTCGTAATAGAATGGGTTATATGAAAAAAGGTGGTATGCCAACTAAAAATTTTGGTAATGCAGATTTAAGAGCTAATAAAGGTATGCTGGTTGTATCTATTGATATGATTAAAAAAAGAAAAGAAGATAAAAAAAAGAATAAAGCATAATGGCTTTAAAGAGAATACCAAGAAAAAAAGGACAACCCGCAAAGTCTAAAAAACATAGTGACTTATATACGGATGAAGACCCAAGAGGTACGATAAAAGGTTTAAAGTTTGCGACAGTAAAAGATGCTAGAGAATCCGTGGCAAAAATAAAAAGGTCAGGTAGAAGCCACGCACATAAAACACAAGCTGCAATAGCTATGGAACAAAGAGCAAGAGTTGCAGGCAAAGTAGGTGCAGCAAAAGTATACAGACAGTTTATAGAAGAACAAAAGAAAAAAACAAAAATTAAAAATGCACAAAGTCGAAAGTGATATTCGGAATTGGTCTAATAATTTTTTAGAAATACCGAATGTTAAATTAAATGGTTTACCTCCTTGTCCTTATGCTAAAAAGGCTTGGGCTGAAAACAAAGTAACTTTTTCTATTAATACTCATTTAGAAGGATTAATGGATGTTATAAAAGACTTTGATACGCATGATTATGATATTGTTGTATGGGCTGAAGAAGACCCATATGATATGGAATACCTAGATGGATTTTGTGATGGAGTTAATGAAGCATTATCTATAGCAGGTAAAGATATGCACCTAATGGTGTTTCATCCAGACTATGATGCAACAGAAGCAGGTTTGGATTTTTTAGATGACCAAGGCATAACAGATAAAGATTTATATTATGCAATGGTTTTTGTTCAGAAGTTATCATTACTTGATGATGCTTCTATTAGCTTAGAAAAGTCTGGATACTATAAAAATTTTCCAAAGGATGTATATCAGAGTTTAGTCATAGATAGAAGGAGACTACGAAATGGCAATGGGTAAAGCAAAAATGGCAAAGAAAAAAATGCGTGGCGGCGGCATGATGAAGAAAAAAATGATGGGTGGCGGCATGGCTAAGATGGCAAAGAAAAAGAAAATGGCTGGTGGCGGCATGGCTAAGATGGCTAAAAAGAAAAAGATGATGCGTGGGGGTATGCTCAAGAAGAAGAAATAATGTTATATGTTTCTGATTCAAAAATACACGAGCATGGTGTTTTCACAAATAAAGCATTTAAAGAAAACGATACAATCGAGCTTTGCCCATATCTTATTATCGATGAAAAAGATTTGGGCGAAGATTGTATCTTACACGACTATATGTTTAAATGCCCTGAAGAAAATTGTAACGACTTTCTTATCGTTCTCGGAATGGGTATGGTATACAACCACTGTTCTAATCCCAATGCAGAGTGGGAAATATGTGAAGAAGATAATAGATTTATTAGATTCTTTGCTCTTAAACCCATTCAGAAAGGTGAAGAAATACTTCACGACTATGGAGAAGAATATTGGGGAACAAGACCCTCGCTATCTAAAAGGAAAGAAGAAGTAATTTAATGGCAAGTAAAACAAATAAAACTAAAGTAAAAAAAGTTATTAAAGGTTTAAAAAAAGCTAGTAAACTACACGCAGGTCAAGCTAAATCATTATCATCTTTAAAACTAAATAAAGGTGGTAGCACCGTAAACAAAGCCGGTAATTATACAAAACCTACAATGCGTAAAAATTTATTTAATAAAATAAAAGCTGGAGGTTCGGGAGGTAATCCTGGGCAGTGGTCTGCAAGAAAAGCACAGATGTTAGCAAAACAATACAAAGCAAAAGGTGGAGGATACAGAAACTAAAAGCATGATTGAGTTCGTGCTTTATGTTTATTTAGGAACAGCCCTTTACAATAACACACAAGTTTTTCAAGATATTAATAGGTGTAAGTATTTTGCAGAACGGTTAAGTAGACAACATAGTGTTCCTGATAATAATGGCAAATCAAAAAAAGTAACTGCCATTTGTTTACCAAGAGATAAGAAATGATAGACCCAATTACATTATCTGCTGCTGTCAGTGGGGCAACAGCTGCCTATAACGGTATAAAAAAAGCCATCCAAATGGGCAAAGAGATTGAGGATTTAGGGTCACAATTATCAACGTGGATGTCTGCTGTTAGTGATGTAGATAATATACATAAAAATGCAAACAACCCATCAACACTAGATAAATTATTCAACGGTTCAATTGAACAAGTTGCAATGGAATCTTATAGTAGTCGTAAGAAACTTGAAAAACAAAGAGAAGAATTAAGAAATTTTTTAATTGGTAACTATGGGTTAAAGGCTTGGGATGATTTATTAAAAGAAGAAGGTAGGATAAGAAAAGCTAGAAGCCAAGCAATATACCAACGTGAAGCAAGAAATAGACAAATACGAGATTATACTATTATGGGTATAGCTTGTTTAGTAGGTTGTAGTGCGTTAGGTTGGATGATATGGTTAATCAGCGTTTCTGTTTAATAGTTTTAATAATTATAGTTTTTGGTATTTTGTTTTCTGTTGTAGCTTTTACAAAAGACAATGAAAAGAAAATGACCACTTGTAGATTAGCAAGTCAGATATTAACAAAAGAACAAAGGGTATGTATATTTGTTGGGGCAAATCATACACAGTATAGAGAATATGTACCATATGATGCAGGTGAGTGTCCTCGTCAATACCAATGTCCTTATAGACCAAATGAAAAACCTTTTGATTTGAAAAGTGTAATTAGAAGTATAAAGGACCAGTTTACAAAGTAATGGCATTAAAGAAATCACAAAAATCATTAGTATCATGGGGGAAACAAAAATGGCGAACGAAATCAGGAAAGCCATCCAAGCAAACAGGCGAAAGATACTTGCCTACAGCAGCAATAAAGTCGATGACACCTGCCCAGTATGCGGCAACCACGAAAGCCAAAAGAGAAGGAACAAAAAAGGGCAAACAGTTTGTGAAGCAACCAAAGTCGATTGCAAAACAAACAGCAAAGTTTAGAAAAATATGATACGTGTATTAATATTAATTAGTTGTTTATTTTTATCAGGATGTTTTTTTAGGAATGTAGATTTTTCTGATATAGCAACAACAGCAGGTTCTGCAGGTGTAGCAGCAGTAACAACAACTGTCTTACCAAGTTTAGGTGCAGCAGGTGTTGCTGGAAGTGCAGTTGTAGGAGGATTAGCAGGTGCAGCATTAGTTGGTGAATCTAAGTCTTTATCAGCAGAAACAATCAAAGAAGTTGAGAACCCTTGGCAAATGGCACTAGTAGCATTTGACCAATTACTAGCACACGCTTGGGAAATAGTATTAGCGTTAGGTATTGCAATAATTGGTATACCTATGTTAATTACATATTTGTTAGGAAGGTTTAAGCAAAGACCTGAAGATGCTAAAGCTATAAATACTTTAGTAGAAAAAGTAGCAAAGATGAAAGAAAATGACTAGAAAGTTAACTGAAAGACAACAAAAATTTTTAGATGCTTTATTTGCAGATGCTAATGGTAGTATTAAAGATGCTAAAATTATTGCAGGATATTCTCCTAATAGTAATAATAATGAAATCATATCTGCATTAAAAGATGAGATACTTGAAGCAACACAAACTTATATGGCAGGTAATGCTCCTAAAGCTGCTGTTGCTATGGTTAGCAGTATAGATGACCCTACACAATTAGGTATTAGGGATAGACTATCTGCTTCAAAAGAAATACTTGATAGGATAGGCTTAGTTAAAACTGAAAAGATGCAACTAGAAGCAACAGGTGGTGTAATGTTAATGCCACCTAAAGATACAAGCAGTGATGACTAGGACAGCAGGTAATTGGAAGTTACCACAACCTACTGATTTAAAAGAAAATGAAGAGTGGTTGCCTATACCAAGAATAGCTAGAACAATACCTTTTGGTTATGAACAAGATATAGATGACCCAAATTTATTAGTTCCTATAAAAAAAGAACTTGACTTATTAGAAAAAGCAAGGTATTATATAAAACAATATTCTTACAGAGAGGTTGCTAATTGGTTATCAAAAAATTCTGGAAGATATATTTCACATATAGGATTAATGAAGCGTTTAAAAAATGAAAGACAACGTAAGGACAAAGCTACAAGCCTACGCAGATGGGCAGAATATGCGAAAAAGGCGATACAAAAAGCAGAAGAAATCGAGTCCGAAAGAGTTGGTGCAAAAGAAATCACAGCCAATACGTGAAGAAGTAGAACGCATTGAAGAAGAAAAGAATGTAATATTTAAACCTAATGATGGTCCTCAAACAGAGTTTCTCGCAGCAAATGAAAGAGAAGTTTTATATGGAGGTTCAGCAGGAGGTGGTAAAACTTATAGTATGTTAGTTGACCCTCTACGATATATGGGTCATCCAGAGTTTAGTGGGTTATTATTAAGACGTACCACAGAAGAATTAAGGGAATTAATATTTAAATCTCAAGAATTATATCCAAAAATATGGAAGGGTATAAAGTGGTCGGAAAGAAAAATGCAGTGGACAGCACCATCTGGAGCAAGATTGTGGATGTCGTATCTAGATAGAGATGAAGATGTCTTGCGTTATCAGGGTCTAGCATTTAGTTGGATAGGGTTTGACGAGTTAACACAGTGGTCCACACCATACGCATGGAACTATATGCGTTCTCGTCTAAGGTCTACTGCTCCTGATTTGCCTATTTATATGAGGGCAACAACAAACCCAGGTGGAAGAGGACACGCTTGGGTTAAGAAAATGTTTATAGCTCCTTCTGCATTTGGTAAAGCATTTGATGCTACCGATATTGATACAGGAGAAGTTTTAAAGTATCCTGCTGGACACGAGAAAGCAGGCAATGCATTATTTAAAAGACGTTTTATACCTGCTAGGTTATCAGACAATCCATACTTAGCAGATAACGGTGATTATGAAGCAATGCTTCTTTCTTTACCTGAACAACAAAGAAGACAACTTCTTGAAGGTGATTGGGATATAAAAGAAGGGGCAGCTTTTACGGAGTTTAATAGGGATGTACACGTTGTTGAACCCTTTCATATTCCTAGCAATTGGGTTAAGTTTAGGGCTTGTGATTATGGTTATGGCTCTTATAGTGGTGTTATATGGTTTGCAGTATCTCCTGCTGAACAGTTGGTTGTTTATCGTGAACTTTATGTATCGAAAGTTTTGGCAACGGATTTGGCAGACCAAATATTATCACTAGAAGCAGGAGATGGTAATATAAAGTATGGTGTCTTAGATAGTTCTTTATGGCACAAACGGGGTGATTTAGGACCATCACTTGCAGAACAAATGATAAGTAGAGGATGTAGGTGGAGACCATCTGATAGGAGTAGGGGTAGTAGAATAGCTGGTAAAAACGAAATACATAGAAGATTACAAATAGATGAGTTTACAGAAGAACCTAGATTAGTAATCTTTAATAATTGTACTAATTTAATTTCTCAGTTGCCTTCTTTACCATTAGATAAAAAGAACCCTGAAGATGTAGATACAAATGCTGAAGACCATTTATACGATGCTTTAAGATATGGACTTCAGAGTAGACCAAAGTTTAGCATATTTGATTATGACCCAGTAGGTAAACCTTCTATGGGTATGAGTGTAGCAGACCAAAAGTTTGGATATTAAAATGGCAGAAGAACAAGAAGAAGACGTAATGATGGATGCAGAAGCTATCTCTTTAGAGGATAGTGAAGACACCGATAAAACAGATGCATCAGTATCTAACGCAGTACAATTTGTTTATGAAAGATTTAAAAGAGCGTATGACTATAGATATCAAGATGAACAAAGATGGTTAAATGCATATAGAAATTATAGAGGGTTATACGGTCCTGATGTTCAATTTACAGAAGCTGAAAAATCTAGAATATTTGTTAAGGTAACTAAGACAAAAACACTTGCAGCTTACGGACAAATAGTAGATGTTCTACTTGCAAATAATAAATTTCCTTTAACCATTGAACCTACAAAGTTACCAGAAGGTGTAGAAGGAGATGTAAACTTTGACCCTAAAGAACCTACTGAAGTAACAGAGTTTAAAGAAAAAGATAATCCATATGGGTTTGAGGGAGATGGTAAAGACTTACCCCCTGGTTCAACAGAACGAAGTCTACTAGATAAGCTAGGACCTTTAGAAGATGATTTAGACCCAATTAAAGATAAATTAAAACAAGGAGTAGGTAAAACACCTACGTCTATTACGTTTAGTCCTGCTATGATTGCAGCTAAAGCAATGGAGAAAAAAGTACACGACCAATTAGAAGAGTCAAGTGCAACTAAACATTTACGTAGTACAGCATTTGAAATGGCTTTATTTGGTACTGGTGTAATGAAAGGTCCGTTTGCTATGGACAAAGAGTATCCTAACTGGGATAACGAGGGTGAGTATAATCCAATATTTAAAACTATACCCCAAGTTAATCATGTATCTGTTTGGAACTTTTATCCTGACCCTGATTCTAACAATATGGATGAAGCACAGTATACTATTGAAAGACATAAAATGTCTAGAAGTCAACTACGTGCTTTAAAGAAAAGACCATTCTTTAGAGATAGTGTTATTGAAGAAGTTATAATGGGTGGTGAAAACTATGTTAAAAAATATTGGGAAGATGATTTAATTGATTATGCTCCTGAACACGACATTGACCGTTTTGAAGTACTAGAATATTGGGGTCAATGTGATATTGAAATGTTAATGGAACAAGATATTGAAATACCCGAAGAGTTAAAAGATTTTGATGAAGTACAAGTAAATATATGGATATGTAATAATAAACTAATTAGAATGGTTTTAAATCCATTTAAACCTGCAAAGATACCATATGTTGCTGCACCTTATGAACTTAATCCATATTCTTTCTTTGGTATTGGTATCGCAGAAAATATGGATGACACACAAACATTAATGAATGGTTTTATGAGAATGGCAGTAGATAATGCTGTACTATCTGGAAACTTATTAATTGAAGTAGATGAAACTAACTTAGTTCCAGGACAAGACTTATCTATATATCCGGGAAAGATATTTAGAAGACAAAGCGGCGCTCCAGGACAAGCTATCTTCGGTACTAAGTTTCCAAATGTGTCTTCAGAAAATATGATGTTGTTTGATAAAGCAAGACAGTTATCAGATGAGTCAACAGGGTTTCCATCGTTTGCACACGGTCAAACAGGTGTATCAGGTGTAGGTAGAACTGCTAGTGGTATATCTATGTTAATGAACGCTGCAAGTGGTGGTATTAAAAATGTTATAAAAAATGTAGATGATTATTTACTAAAACCATTGGGTGAAGGGTTATTTAGATTTAATATGCAGTTTGATTTTGACCCTGAAATAAGAGGTGACTTAGAAGTTAAAGCACGAGGAACAGAAAGTCTTATGGCTAATGAAGTTAGAAGCCAAAGGTTAATGCAGTTCTTAGGAACAGCAAGTAATCCAGCTCTTGCACCTTTTGCTAAAATGGATTATATTATTAGAGAAATAGCCAAGACACTTGATTTAGATGTAGATAAAGTAACTAATAGTATTCAAGAAGCTGCAATACAAGCAGAGATAATGAAAGAAGCTAGGGAACAACAAGGTACTTCTACAGCACAACCAATAGCTGGAGCAGACCCTAACGACCCAACAGGTGCTGGAGGTGGCACAATAGGAACAGGACAAGTACCTGTACCAGGAGAACAAGGATTTACAGGAAATGCACAACCACAAGGAACTCCACAACAAGCTGAAGGGGTTAGTGAACAACCCCAAAACTTGGGAACACCTCAGTAACTATATTGATTTTTTAATTGAAACACAACAAAGAGCATTAGAACAATCAGATAATCAGGTATTAATGTACCGTTCACAAGGTGCTATATCTATATTAAGAAGATTAAGAAACTTACGAGAAGAGGTAAACAAATCAAATGGCTGAAAGCATAAGCGATTTTAAAAGAAAGTATCAAGAAAGAATGGGCGAAGCTACGGGTGTTACCACTGCCGATTTGAATGAGAGTATGGGTAATCCTATGACAGAAGAAGTACAATCTCCGATACCTAAACCATCTCCTGCTGTAATAGCACAGTTAACAAGAGGTACAAAGTTTACAAAAGACTTTAAAGAAGTACCTAAAACATCTGAAGATATATTTGGTTACAATAAAGCAGATTTAAAAAAAGCTATAGTAGCACATGAAGTAGGACCTTATTTAAAAAGTATAGATAGTCCTTATTTTTTTACAGGTGTAAGTAAAAAGAAAAACTCATCTTCAGGGTTTGGTCCGGGGCAAATTACATCAACAACTGTTGAAGATTTATTAGCTAGATATCCTAGTAGATTTGATGATGAGTTTGAACAGTATGCTTTAAATTTTATATCTCAAGGTAAAAATAAATTAAACATAGACTATTATAATTCTTTATATAAAGACGGTAAAAAAATAAGAACAACTAAAAAAGACAAAGAAATATTTGGTGGGTTAGGTGTAGGAAACATACCTAGAGAACAACACGATAAACACTATGATAAACTTTTTGATTTAGTTATTGAAGATAAACTTAAACAATCAGATAGCATTGATTCTTTTTTAAAAAATTATCACGGTAGTACAAAGCAATCTGAAAATCAAAAGTATATTAAAAATGTTATGGGTTATTTAGATAATCCTAATTCTATCCAAGAAGAAATTAGAAAACAAACAGAAGGTAATGAAGGAAAGTTTAAACAGGCTTTTGATTTTATTATGAGTTATTTACCATTAAACGAGGGTGGCATGGCACAAGCAAAACAAATGAATATGTTTGATGAAGGAGGTTTACTAGATGAAGGTGGAACTGTAGACCAAGAATCAGGTAATGAAGTGCCATCTGGTTCATTACGAAAGGAGGTTCGTGATGACATTCCAGCTATGCTGAGTGAAGGCGAATTTGTGTTTCCTGCTGACGTTGTTCGTTTTATTGGTTTGGAAAAACTTATGGCACTACGTCAAGAAGCTAAAGCAGGTCTTAAACGTATGGAAGAAATGGGTCAAATGGGAAATTCAGAGGATGCTACTCTGCCTGATGATATTCCTTTTACTATTGACGATTTAGATTTGGAGGAGGAAGAACCAATGATGAGAAGGATGCGAGAAGGTGGGGATATTGTTAATATGCCACAAGGCTATGATATAGCTGAATTTGAAGGACAACAAACTGCAGGTGTTCAACCAGGTGCTGGAGCATTAGTAGGAAAGTCTAGTGGTAGAACACAGTTTTCAGGAGTTAAAACATATAGAGGTCCTGATGGAACAACAGTTAATATTCCCGGAAGTATGGTAGATGGTAAGTTTGTACCTTTATACCCAATACCAAAAGGTTATGAATTAGTAGGTGACTATGTAGCACCCGTTGAAGAAGAACCTGTTCAAGCAGGAATGACTGTTTCTACAACGCAACCTAGTGAAGATAGAGAACGTGCCATACAAGTTGCACAAGAAGAAGAAGAGATGAGAGATAGAAGTTATGATGGTTATGTTCAATCTATAATACAAAATGCTCCAGAGGACTTTGACGGAACTTTTGAATCACTATTAGCTAATAGAGACAAAGCTACATTTGGTGAAACAGGTATTCGTATGCCACAGTTTTTATTTAATGAAGATGGTATATTAGAAGCATTTAATAGACTTAAATCTGACGTGCCTACTCCTACGTCTAGACCTAGTTCAGAAGTTAGAGCTGCAGCAGAAATTGACCCACGATTAGATGATTATGAAGATGCTTCAACTATGGAAGGTATTGTTAGTGGTGTATCAGATGGAATGACAACAACTCCTGTTGACCCTAGAGGAGATGTTACAGTAGAAGCATTACCTCCATTAGTAGGTACTGATTCAGGTGTATCTGAAATAGATGCTGATGAAAAAGGTCCTAAGCCTAGACCTAAAGGTAGATTTATTTCAACAGCTTTTAGTCCTGGTACAGGTGAAATTGAAATAGAACGAGACCCTAACACAAATGAATTTTTCTTTTTAGATGAAAATAGAAATAGAAAAGGCAGTTCTTTATCACCAGCAAATAAATTAAAATTTGGTTTACTAGATACACAAGTTACAAAACAAATTAAAAATCCTGATTTAGAATTAAATAGATTTGGATTTCCAAAACCAGGGCAAGGATTTAAAAAACCTTTTGTAAGAAGTGAACCAGATTATAGACAAACTTTTGATGGAGCTAACAATCTTATAAGAGGTGGTTTCTTTTTTGAACCTGACGAAACACAAGATACAACTGATGACCTAGGTATGGAAGAATTTACAGAATTACAAAGACCTTCTGTAAAACAAACCCAACAAGCATTAGATGATGCAAGTAAAATGGGAGGTACTTCCTCAATGGCTATGCAACAAGCAGCTTCACTACAAGCATCTGAGGATAGAAAAGCTGATGCTATGGCTGCATCTGCTAGAGCTAAAGGTGAAGCCGCAACAATAGCTGCAGAAAAAGCTAAAGTAGCTGAAGCAAAAGCAGCAGCCGATAAAGCAGCAGCTGAAAGACAAGCAATAGAAGCCCAAGCAGAAGTAGCTAGACAACAAAGAGAACAATCTGAAAAAGACCAAAGACAAGCAGAAAGAGTAAGTAATGTTATGTCTGGTGTTTCAGGTGCTGAAGCAGGTTCAGTAGTTAGAACAAGAGAACCTGGTGGTACTGTAAGAGCAAAAGAGGGTGGTAAGTCTGCTAAAGAAGCTGCACAACAAGTAGTTAAAGAACAGAAGGAAGAAAAAGAAGATAAGTCAGATGATAAAATAGTTTGTACTGCTATGAATAATCAATATGGTTTTGGTTCTTTTAGACAAACAATTTGGTTAAATCAAAGTAAAACACTTGACAAACACTATCAAATAGGTTATCATATTCTTTTTAAACCACTTGTTAGATACGCATATAAAGATAATAATACATCTAATAAGATTATTAGAAAGTGGTTAGAGGGTGTTGCACGTAGAAGAACTGCTGATATTTGGATGCAGAAAAAAGGTAAGCGACATTGGGCTGGTGCAGTTGAAAGAGCAATACTAGAGCCATTATGTTATATTGTAGGAAAATTAAATGGAAGAACTAATTAGAGTATTTGGTGAGAGATACGCTTCTCTTACAGAAGATGAAAAAGAAATAGTTAGAGGTTTACAAGGAACAGCAGAGGGTAGGGTCTTAGCAAAAATACTAGGACCTGATATTATGGGTTTAATAAAATTAAAGAAACCTGTAAAGACTGTAGTAAGACGTGGTTTAGGTACACGATAAATACCTAGTTTGTTGGCTACTCATACCCCAATGATGGCTACTTTGACCCCAACAAGGAGAATAAAATGACAGAAGATATGACAAAGGAAGCAACACCTAAGAAAGTTGCATTTATGACTAAGCCTTACTCTAACGAAGAACGAGTTAAAAAAGAAGAAAAAGAATTAGAGGAATTAGTTGAAGAGCAAAAAGGTGAAGTAAAAGAAGAAGAACCTTCTAACCCTGAAGAAAAAACTTTTAAAAAAAGATACTCTGATTTAAGAAGACATCAACAAAAACAATCAGAAGAATTTAAAGCTAAGATAGAAGCATTAGAAAATCAACTATCTGATGCAACAAGAAAAGAAATGAAGCTACCAACATCTGAAGAAGATTTAGATGCTTGGGTATCTAAGTATCCCGATGTTGCTGCTATCGTTGAAACAATTGCTATAAAGAAAGCTAAAGAACAATCTGCTGATATACAAAAGAAGCTACAAGCAATTGATGAAATGAAAATTTCTGCATCTAAAGAAAAAGCTGAAGCAGAATTATTACATATACATCCTGACTTTGCTGATATTAGAGAAAGCGATGACTTTCACGAGTGGGCAGAGGAACAGCCTAAGTGGGTACAAGATGCTTTGTACGAAAATGATAATGATGCAAAGTCTGCTGCACGAGCTATAGACTTATATAAAGTAGATAAGAATATAAAGAAAGAAAGTGGTAGAAAATCAGATGATGTAGCAAGAACTGTTTCAACAAGAAATATGAGAAACAAACCACAAGAAAAAAATAAAGGTGGTATTAGAGAGTCTGATGTTCAAAAAATGTCAGCACAACAGTATGAGAAAAACTCAGATGCTATAATGGAATCTATACGTAGTGGTACATTTATATATGATGTATCAGGTTCTGCAAGATAGGAATACATTATGGCACATCACAGTAAAATATATATTCCTAAAAAGGAAGAAGAGTACTTAGCACCTTTTGGTCCTGTAATGGGATACAAAAAGATGACACCTAACTTTGTTAAAAAGATGAATAAGTTAATGAGTCCTAACTTAGAGGATTGGTCAGATAACTTAGTAGGTAAAGTTAAACAAGAGTTAAGGTTTAGTAAAGAAATAGAACAACTATGGTTAGATGAATTTTCACAATTTATAGGAAGATTACATAACTACGTTGAGTATAGACATTCTTTTGGAACACAGAAACTAGACACTGAGACTTTTAATTATGGAATACAGATTGTTTCAGGATGGTTTGTAAGACAGTTTCAAAATGAATATAATCCTTTACATATTCATACTGGAGCTAGGATGTCTTGTGTTGGATATTTAGCATTACCTGATGGTATTGAAAAAGAGTGGGAAGAGGATTATAAAGACCATCATCCTGCTAATGGGCATATACAATTTGCTCACGGTACACCATCAGGATATAGCCAAACTAATTTTATGGTTAAACCACAAGTAGGAGATTTTTATGTATTTCCTGCAGAATTGTTTCATTGTGTTTATCCATTTAAAACTGAAGGAGAAAGACGTTCCTTTAGTGTCAACTTTAGTTTTGTTGAAGTACCAAAAGAACAAAATAAAACTGTTGACAAATAAGAATTTATATATATAACTATATATAATACTGTAAGTAAAGCCCACAAATATGTGACACCTTTGCTTACATATAATCAGCAAACAACAATAATTTAATAGAATACCTGATAAACATAGCCCATTGATTATAAGATGTACAGCTTATATGATATGCACCTTACGTAAGTCAGCCCTTGTTAATAAATTTGTACGTTTTGCATCTGTGTAAATATTCTTAAAAGGAGAATAACTTATGGCATTTTCAAGTGCGGCAGGTTATGGTAATCTTCCTAACGGTAATTTTAGCCCAATTATTTACAGCAAACAGGTACAACTTGCATTTCGCAAGTCATCAGTCGTTGAAGAAATCACTAACTCAGATTACTTTGGCGAGATTGCTAACATGGGTGATTCCGTAAAGGTTATTAAAGAACCTGAAATCACAGTTAAGGCTTATACAAGAGGTACAACAATAACACCTCAAGACCTTGACGATGAAGAGTTCAGCCTAACAATTGACAAAGCTAATTACTTTGCATTTAAGGTTGATGATATCGAAGAAGCACACAGTCACGTTAACTTTCAACAGTTAGCTTCAGACCGTGCTGCATATAGACTAGCTGACCAATTTGACCAAGATGTTCTTGGTTACTTGTCAGGCTTTAAACAGTCAGCATTACATGGTGCTGCTGATACTGTAAACTCAACTGTAAACGGTGCAAAAGCTGTTTCAACTGCTGGTTCAGACGAATTGTTAACATCAATGTTAATTGATGCTGAAGATTTCGGTGGGTCATCAGGTGATGCTGTTGCTATCTTACCTAGAACAGGTGGAGCTACAAGTGCTGCTCCTGCAAATGGTGATAGACACCCATTAACAGTTATTGCTCGTATGTCAAGATTACTTGACCAGCAAAACGTAGATACTAACGGAAGATGGTTAGTTTTAGACCCAGTATTTATTGAGGTTTTAAAAGACGAAGACTCAAGACTATTTGATGCCGATTTCGGTGGAACTGGTCTTCAGAATGGTCTAATCCTTAATAACCTACATGGTTTTAAAGTGTACCAATCAAACAATCTACCTGCTGTTGGAACAGGTTCTTCAAATACAGGAGCAAACAGTTCAACAAACTTTGGTGTGATTGTTGCAGGACATAGTTCTGCTGTAGCTACTGCTGAACAAATCAACAAGACAGAGACTTATAGAGACCCTGATTCTTTTGCTGATATTGTTCGTGGTATGCATTTGTATGGTCGAAAAATACTTAGACCCGAAGCTCTTGTTAGATGCAAGTACCACTTAGCTTAAAGGAGAATTAAATATGGCATTAGGCGATAATACAACTTCAGTTGCTAGAGGTATGGGGTCTAGAGGTAGACAACCATACTTTATTCAGCACGAACTTAACTTTGCTACTGCTGCTTCTGATAAAGGAACAGCACTTGCAGCTAATGACGTTATTCCAGGTTTAACTATTCCTGCGAATACTGTTATACTTCATGCAGGGTTTGAAGTTACAGAAGCACACGCTGGTACTTCTACTGACACTGATTTTGACTTTGGCATAACAGGTGGAGACCTCGACAACTTTGTTGATGGTTTTGACTTTGATGGTGCAAGTGTAGGTGATTATGCTCCTACTCCTGCAGCTTATGCTCCAGTTATTGTTGGTGGAACTTCAGATACTATTGACATTGAAATTCAAGCTATGACAGGTACAACAACTGGTGGAAAACTCAGATTGTTTGCTATCTGCATGGACATTGATGACATTGGCTCAATGGCTGCTGACGAAGTAGACAGAGATACATTAGCGTAACTCAATTATATATTAGGGGGCAGGGCAACTTGCCCTCTTATAATACACTTAGGACATAGAATGGCTGAATCATTTCTCACACACACAAATAGAGTAATAGCAAGATTAAATGAAGTACAACTAACTTCTTCTAATTTTACATCTTCTAGGGGTATCCAAACTCAGTGTAAAAATGCAGTTAATGAAGCTGTTCGATTTATTAATCAAAAAGAATTTCAATATCCATTTAACCACTCAACAAAAACTCAAACACTAACTGCAGGTACTTTTAAATATAGTATACCTACAGACGGTAAGACTATAGATTATAATACATTTAGATTAGTACGAGACAATGATTTAGGCACGAGTGGTGGTAGGTTAAGAATATTAAACTACAATGACTATGTTAATTCGTATATCACACAAGAAGATGAAATACAGACAACAACATTAAGTACATCCCATACAGATTCAGTTACTACAATTACTGTTGTAAGCACATCAGGATTTGACAGTGCAGGAACATTATTTGTTGGTAATGAACAAATAACATATACAGCTATAGGTTCATCTACTACATTTACAGGAGCAACTAGAGGTGCTAATGGAACAACAGCATCTGCTCACGATAGTGGAGTTCAAGTAGCACAGTTTGATAGAGGTGGTATACCTCAGTCTATTATTAGAACACCTGATAATAACTATATACTATATCCATATCCTGATAAGTCATATTCAATAAAGTATGACTATTTTGCTTTTCCAAGTGATATGACAGCACACAGTGATACAACAACTATACCTGATAGATTTGCACCTGTTATAGCAGATGGTGCTACAGCATTTGTATATCAGTATAGAGGTGAAACACAACAGTATGGTATTAACTTTGCAAGATTTGAGCAAGGTATAAAAAATATGCAAACACTGTTAGTTAATAGATTTGACTATGTTAGGTCAACTTTTATACCAAGACAAGGGTATTCTAAAACGTCTGATATAACAACAAGAGTAAACTAATATGCCTGACCAATCGCAAACATCCCCTTCAGCATTTGTATGCGAGGGAGGACTTGTTAAAAGTCGTTCAACATTTATTATGCAACCAGGTCAAGCACTAGAGTTATTAAACTTTGAGCCTGACATTGAGGGTGGCTATAGAAGAATAAACGGTTTTAGAAAACACTGTAATCATATTGTACCTCAAACATCTTCTAGTTCTGAAAAAGTTTTGATGGTAGCATTTTTTAATAATAACATTGTTGCTGCAAGAGGTGAAAAAATATTT